CTGAATCGACTGTAGCACCGGATTCTGCGCGAAGTTGAATGCGCCTCCGAGGCTTGTAGTCACGGACGAGACGAGCGCCTGCATCGGCGTCTGCTTCGGCGGCTCGATCTTTGCAATCTCTTCCTTTGCCTTTGTCGATCGCTCGTCGGCTTCTGCCGTCTGCTTTGCGAGTCGCTCATTCGCCTCGCGAATCTTGTTGTCGTACTGCGCGTTGATGAGCCGCTCGCGAGCCGCCTGCATCGCCGCGGCCTCGGCTCCTCCGATCTCCTTTGTCATCTCCAGCATCTCGCGACGCGCCTTCGCGATCGCATTCTGTCGCTCGAGTTCGAGTTTGCGAATCGGATCGAGTTCCTTCTCAATGGCAAGGAGCCGCTCATATTCGCGCGTCTGTGCTTTCACTCCAGATGACTGCTCCAGTTTGCGAACCTCTGCTTCAAGTTCCGCGGCCGCGGCCTTTGCACCAGTAAACGTCTCGTGCAGCACTCCGCCAAGCGAGAAGGCCGCGCCAGCCACTTGGCCGAAGATGGTTGGAAGCGCCATCATTGCGCCCTCGATGTCGCCTGTAGCAGCTATCGCGGCCGCGTTCATTCCCTGCATCGCTACATTTACGCGTCGCGCTCCTGCTGCTCCTTCTCGCATGAACGTGTCGTATCTCTGGCCGAGCGACATGATCGCGGCGTTATTTGCCTGAACCGCTTGTAGCATCGCGGCAAGTTGCTGCTGCTCTGCCGCTCGACTCGCTTGAGCCGCTGCAAGGCGTGCAGCCTCTTGCCTAATCTCGTTCTCGACGATGCGACTGCGTACAGCCTGCACGTTCTGCCGCATCTGCTCTATCGCGAGCAGTTCCTTGGTCGCGATCATCTCGCGCGCGGCAGCATCAGCGCCCTTCGCGTCAATGTCGCGAGCCTCTCTTCTGATCGCTGCGAGTTGTCTCCGGCCTTCAAGCTGCGCTTTTACGACAGGATCAGTAGCGCGCAGAATGTCGAGTTGCAGTTTGAGGTCTTGCGTCTGGTCGCCGAACTGCACGGCAGCGAGTCGCTTCAGTTCATCGGCCGCGGCTTGTGCCTGCTTGGCCGCATCCATCAGCGTCCCGGCAACGTTCTTTCCTAGATCCTGTGATGCCTTTCCGACAGCGTCAAGAGCCGGCGCGACAGACTGCACGGCCGTCTTCATGTTTGCCGTAGCCGAAGCGACGCTAGAGACGGCAGACTGCATCCCGGCCTGTAATGCCGAGATGTCCGCCGTCACTTGTACGTTCAGTTCTGGACTAGCCAAGAAGCCTCCGCATTTCGCGGTCTACTGCCGAGCGACCACTATCGCCGCCGTTCTCTCGAACGATCATATCGGAGACCGCCGACGCCACCGACGCGAATACGTCGATCGGCATCGCCAGCGGATCTCCGAAGCCTGGCGAGTTCTTGGCGATGAATGCTGCGGTGCCGAGCCAGTCGGGAGCAGTCAGGTCGTCGGCTGGCCCGGCTCCAGAGGGACCGCGTCCGGTTCCGCCTTCCGGTATCCGCAGAGCATCTGCGCCGCCTCGACCATTTCCTCCGGCGTCATGTCGGCGAGCACGGCGTCGGCCTGTAGAGCAGCACGATCGAGCGCGAGTCTAATGATCTGCGTCGCGGTCGTGATCCGGAACGTCGCAAGCAGAAGCAGGCTCACGGTGCCGCGCCGCTGCGAATGCTCTCGCAGCCGCTCAAGCCTTGTCTGAGGATCTACGCCAGAAGCGTCAAGGTCCGCAACGAGCGTCGCTCGTTCCTCCTCGAACGCCTGGTCGCATATCTGCATCATGTCGCGAACCGTGATGAGCGGAACGCGGACGCCCTTCTTCACCTCGATGGTCTTCATGAGACGAGTCGCATCCTGTTTTCTACGTGCATCTCCTGAACAGACTGAAACGCCTGCACGCGACGCCTCAGCCTGATGTCGATGACCTGACGCGTCTTGTTACGCATGGCAAACAGGATCCGCACCTGCGCGATGACTTCTTCTTCGGACAGGTGCGGAGAAGCGCCCATGCGATAGGTGCTGCCGTCGGTGAACGTGACCTCGGCGATCCAGTCGTCTCGTGTCCGGACCGTTGTAGGCCAGAGCCTCACGATTCGTCCCAGAGCTCGATCGGGATCGCGCCGCCGGCAAGCGCCCAGTTGAACGAGACGGCCGCGTCTCCGGTCTTGGCCACGCTCATGGCGATCTCGCTGATGACCGCCGTCAGGATCATCGTGCAGACGCCGGTCGCGGTCGTCGCGGCGGTTCCGCTGCCCTTGGCGTGAAGGTAGATGGTCGATCCTCCGGTCTGCCAGTCGGCCGTATTCACGCCCGGACCTGTCGAGGTCGCATCGGCACGCAGGAATCCGCCGGCCGATCCGTTCGCGTCCCAGACGCCCAGACGCCGCCGGCGACCGAAATCAGAGAAGCCGGTGATGTCCGAGACCTGCCGCGAGAACGTGCCGTTCCACGCGTTGAACTGCGCGAAGTGATCGCCGAGAACGACGCCGCCATCATTGCCTACGAGGTAGCTCATGTCAAGAACCCTTTATCGCGGTGAGCCTGAACCGCGACGACGTTTCAATCGCGTCATCCTGCATCGCAGGGACGCCGCGTGATTCGGCTCGAATCACGACCCGATCATATCCGATAGCGGTAAGCGTCTTGTTGTCGAGCATGGCGTGCAACTTCTCGGCAGATCCTGCCGCGACATTCAGTCCGGAAGCGTGCGCGTGATACTGCATTACCTCTATCTCGTACGTCTCGCGATCGGTTCCAAAGGTCTGCTCGATATCGGCGCGAACGATGCCATAGACCGCGAGCGGAAGCGTTGTATCAGCCGGAGCCTCGTTCACGTAAACGCGTCCTCCGAGGCCCTGAAACCAGGAAGTGGCAGCGGTCTCGGCGATACTTGCTGCGATTGACTGCAAGAGCGCTTGCATCAGAGTCGCCCCAGGTTGAGCTTGCGGATCTGCTCGTTCACGTAGTCGCTGAGGATCTGCACAGCCTGCGGCGCGATCTTGTCGATCGCCGGCTGCACGTATGGCCTAGCGTCGATCCTTTCATTGCCGTCTTCAAGAGCGGCCGCGTACTTCTTGTTTGATCCGATGCGATAGCCGAGACGGCGTCCGGTCGCGATGCGATTCGGCGCTCCCTGCCATGAACGGCTCAGGTCGCCGGTTTGCTTTGCCGGAGGCTCGCCTGGACGACTCGATGGTCGCAGGCTGCGCGGATAACGAACGCCAGTACCGGCTCCGGAGATCGAGACTTTGATTGTCGTCTGCAACGTCAAAGCCAATCGGGATAGACCGCGATCCATGCCACGTAGCACGGCCTCAGCGATCTCGTTTGGATCGAAGTTGTGTAGAGCATCAGCCACGCGGCAGATCCTCTTCAAGCGTCGCGATCAGGTGATACAGGCTGTCCGCTGTCGAGCGATCGTCAGGCACGCGTACCGAATCGACGCGGTACGTGCGAACCTCGCTGGCGATCGTGACCGCGAGCAGGTCATTCGCCTTTAGATCCTGCGAGCCGTCACAGTAGAGCGTAGCGCCAAAGCGCACGTTCTCGCGACCGTAGCGGAGCGCAACGCCGCCAGACCCAATCTGGAGGTAGCCGCTTATGGCTGCGGTCGCCGTGCCGGCCGTAGTGGATTGAGCCGCGCCGCCGGCCGCATCGCGAATCCAGACCGGACGCGTCCTAGTCATCGTCCGACCATACGCTGAGATCAGCGATCCGATGCTCATCGGATGCGTACCCTCGCTCCGAGCATCCCGCGAATCTGCTGCACGATGCGACCCGTCGCCGCCACGCTGTAGGAATAGTCGCCAAGACTCTCGCTCGTCACGCCCAGATCCTTCTTGCGGTCCCGATACAGGCTTGCTGCCGTCTCAAGGCACGCTTGCTCTATGTCGAACGGCACGACATCGACGCCGCCGTTGTAGGCCACGAGTACCGAACGATACTCCGCCGGAAACTCAGTCGCCCAGTGATCGCTCGGGAACGCGTCCGAGACCATCGAGATGATGCCGGCCTCGTGATAGACGCGGAGGTCGGCGGTCGTGTCCCACGCTGCGGAAAGATAAGCCGTTGTCGTGAGCACGTTCACGCCGGCTCGCGGATGCAACTGGTACGCGGAGAAGTCTTCGATGGCCGACGCATCAAATCCTGTGACCGTGTTGATGTGCGTCGCGAGTTCGGCGGTCGTCTCGTGATTCGCAAACTGAACCTGCGTCTGGTGCTCTTGCCCCGTCGAGTCCATCCGATACAGTCGCACGTGTGACGGCGCCACCTCGACCGTCGCGATGATGTCTGTCGATCCGGCCGATGCCGAGACGCTAAGCGCATTCTGCGAGCCGAACGCGACGTACTTCACGTGATTGATAGGGCGCACCTTTACGCCGATCTGATCCGTTCCGAGACTATCGTGCCACTCGTACAGGTTGCGTGACTTGATCGGTCGGCCTAGGATCGACTCGATGAGCGCTGAGGCCCGGTCGATGGATCGCTCTAAAATCGTCTCGTCGATCGCGGCTGCGATGCCAAGGTACGACTGCAGATTCACGAGCGTGGTCAGTGAGTTCGGATCGACGGCCATTCAAGTCCTCGCGTAAGCCGGCTTCCCGCTGGTTACGTACTCGTTATGGTACTGGTGCCTTGCGGCAAATCTGTCGTCAGGCCACGAGATCATCACCTGCATATGACCGATGCGGACGCGGTTCGCCTGCCAGACCTTGTAGCCGGCTCGCTTCCACTGCCGCCAGAACTGGATGTCGTCGTCGATTCGCCCTTCGCCCCAAGTGCCATCCGGAGCAGGCTGCCCGTGAAACCACGGTAGCGGCAGGCTTCGCAGGGCGCTCGCACGAATGAGCGTAAGGCCAAAGTGCGCGGTCGCGACTTCGAGCGCCGGCGCGTTTACCTCCTCGGCCGTGAGCGACGTACGCGGATTGCCTTCGGCGTCCTCGCAAGTGATAAGGACCGTCTGTCGCTCGTTTCC